TACACAGACGAAAACCCAAAAGATACAGTTAAAGTTAAATTCTCAACTAGACAAGACATAGTAGACACTTTAAATAAAGCTTCATTTAAAAGTAAATCACATAAACGTCAATCCCAAGTTATAAATTTAATCCATCAAAGAGTTAGAGCAGCATTAGGTAGATCAAAAGATCCAGCTGTTAAAAAACGTTTAAGATCTGCTTTTGAATATATTAAAAAACGTAAAGAAGCATCTAAGAAAAAAACACAACGAATGAAAAAAGAAAGTGTATTTTCAAAAGATTGGTGGAAAACACAAATAAATGAAATGCTATCAGAAGTAAAAGCAAACACACACTTAACACATCTTGAAGAACTAGTATTAACTCAGGGACAAGATGGTTTTAATAAAGCAAAATCTTTTCTTTATGAATTAATTAAAAATTTAAAAGGACAAGATAATACAATTAAAAATGTTTCTGTAAAATGGGATGGTGCACCTGCTATATTTACAGGTATTAATCCTGATAATGGACAGTTTTTTGTAGGTACAAAATCAGTATTTAATAAAGAACCAAAAATTAATTATACACCTAAAGATATAGACCAAAATCACGGACATGCAGCTGGTTTAGCAAAAAAATTAAAATTAGCATTACAATATTTACCTTCTTTAGGAATAAAAAATATTTTACAAGGTGATTTTATGTTTGATAATGATGATGTTGAAACAGAAGACATAGAAGGAATTACACATTATACATTTAAACCTAACACAATTAGATATGCAATTGAAGCAAATTCTGAATTAGGTAAAAAAATTATAGCAGCAAGAATAGGAATTATATTTCACACTACTTATAATGATTTAAGTGGTGGTGGCGCTTCATTTGGAGCTAATGTAAGTGGATTAAATAAATCAACAAATGTATGGTTTGATGATGCTTTTTTTAAGGATGATACTGGTATTTTATTAAGTGATGAAGAAGAAAAATTTGTATTAGAAAAAATTAATGAATCAGATTCTATAAATGTAGATTACACTAATTTACCTCTAAAAAATCTAAATACTTATATTAATAGTGAAATACGACAGGGTGAATTTTTAGATGATCCATCTAAGTCTTTTGAAAGATTTAAAAATTGGTATCAACAAGCAGTAGATAAAAGTATTGAAAAAGTTTCTAGACCAGAATCAAAAGAAAGAAAAAGACAAGCAGGTGAAGAGAAACTTAGAGAATTTGAATCTCAAAAACAAGATATAATAAATATATTTAAAGTAAGTAAATTACTTTCTGAAGCAAAGTCTATATTTATAACCAAATATGATAAAGCTGTAGCAACTAAACACTTTATCGACAATGGAGATGGTACTTTAAGCGTAACTAAAGCAGAAGGATTTGTAGCAGTTGATCACACTGAAAATGGTATTAAATTAGTTGACAGATTAGAATTTAGTAAAAATAATTTTAACGCAGGGAAACCTGGAGCAAAAAAATAAAATGGATAGAATAAAAAACTTATCATTAGACCAAAAAGCTAAACTATATTATATGGGTTTAGTTAGAAAAGGCGAAATAGACAGATTACCAGAAGACCCTAAAGCAGCATTTGTTAAGGATATGATGGGTAGAAAAGATGAATTAAAAGAAACAGCTACTGAATTAGGATATTTAAAAGAAGAAGTAGATATAACATACTCAACCCCTGGTGATAGATTTTATAAAATGAAAGTAGATGGTAAAAGATTAGATAGAGAAGAAGGAACAAAATATCTTAAAAATTTAGGTATTGACATGGAAGTACCTAGAAGATATAGAGAAAATGAATTAGATAATATAGTAAAAGCATTAGAAAAAAAAGGAATCAAAGCAGACTATAATGATGCTATGGATATAAGTTAAAAGTTATGTTAAAAAAAGAATTTAAAAGAAAAGATGTACAAAGAGCCCGTAATTTACTTACAGGAAAAACTGATGCTTCAACTGGTACACAAATAGGTTATAGCACTAAACAAAAAGACTATAAAGAAGGCGATGTTTGGACAGAAGGAAGAAAAACATGGACAATAAAAAATGGTATCAAACAAACAATATCAAAATTAGATAAAGTTAAAAAAGAAGTATTTATGCCTTTATGTTGTCCTAAGTGTGGTAATGTAATGAAAAAAAGATTAGATAAACCTAATTATAATGTTCATAAAAAATGCCATGATTGTGTTGTAGAATTTGAACATAAATTAAGAATTCGTGGAGAATATAATGATTATATTAAGAATCTTGAAAACAAGAATTCACTTAATATAGTAAATGAAATGGAATCATATTTATTAGATGCGATAAACACAACAAATTCTGGATTTGTATCAGAAGATGGTGTAATTGAAAAATGGAAAGGAGGTATTAATAAAGCAGAATTTACAAAACAAGTAAAAGAAGCAACTAAAATACGTCGTGAACATATAGAAAAAGAATTAAATGACTAAAAGGGAATTAAGAGAATTAATTAGAAATGCTATAAAAGAATACACAGGTACTGGAGCTAGTGGGGGAAATGCTGGTGATGGTAATAGTATTACTTCTCCTAGACCTTTTGTTGATGAAAAAGATGAGTTAGAAAATTACACTGATAAAGGAGCCCCATTTGGAGGTGCTGAAGGACAACATACAAGAGGAATGGAAAAAAATAAAGGCAGTTTTAATAGAACACGCTTTACAAAATTTTAATATGAAAAAGAAAGATATTATACAATTAGTTAAAGATGCAATTAACGAAGTAGGTGCTGACGCTTATGGAGATGCTACTTTAACTTCTCAAGGTCAATCTAAAAGTAGATTTACTAAAACAGGTAGACCACCAGGTGTAATGGAATTTCAACAACCAAAATCATTTGATCCAGACACTATTAATTTAGTTAGAGATATGTTATCTATGGCAGATGTACACCATAATGAACTTGTTGGAGGATACGATGAAGTTTCATCATTTTTAGACAGTAGATCAGGTGGAACATTTATTAAATTTCCACACTTTAATGGTCCTCAAGGTAGGGGAGCAATGTTTGGTAAAGAAACAACAGATAAAATTGATGCTTCAAAAGCAAAAGCAAAAGCAGCAGCACTTAAAACATACACTCAATTTAAAACATACATAGAAGATTACGAAATATCAGATGCATCTCCATCAGGAGTTTATGGTAATATTTATTTATTTGTAATGTTTAATAATTCAGCAGAAGACTACACAGCACCAAAAGGAGGAACCCAATCATCCCAATTTGAGGGAGTAGTTTCCGATAATGAATCACCATTATTAAAAGCTAAAATATATGCTGAAGACATGATGAGGCAATATCGAAAAATGTTTAGAATTGTTGACGGTAACTTTGGTAAAGAAGCAGCAGAAGAATTTAAAAATATTGTAAAGTCTAAAATGGCCCAGTTACAAGAAGCCTATAGTGGTTTTATAAGAAACCCAGAGGATCCAGATTTTGAACCATTTAACCTAACAGGAGCAGTATCTGAATTTAGAGAGGAGTTAAGAGTATTATTTGGTAAATTTAAAGGTGATTTAAAAAATCCTGAATTTATAAAAGGAGTAGCTCAAATAATGGTTAATTGGAAATCACTTTTAAGAAGCCAAATGGATGAATCTCCTATGTTTAAAACAGATGTTAAACAAGATATGGCTCCAAAAGATATGGCTGGAAGGATTAAAAAAGTATTTGATAAAGTAAATGGAGCTAAAGATCCAGTCAAAACACCTGAATGGCATAAAAACAGATTTGAAGATAAATATGGAATATCATTTCCTAAAGACTTAAAAGGTATAAATAAGGATCAAGCCTTAGCAATGAATAAATATGCAAACGATATGACTATAAAAGAAGAAGAAGGATCAATAACAACAGATAACGCTGCAGAAGCAGAAAAATTAGCCAAAAAAGGCATAGACGTAAAATTAACAGATATGAACGAAGAAAACAACATAAACAACGAAAATATGGACAACGAAGGTAGAATGGCAAAATCACAAATATATAAAATGCATAAATATATAGATAAATTAAATGTAATGTTAGATGATGGAGCACAATTACCAGCTTGGGTTCAATCTAAGTTAACAAAAGCATCTGATTATATGTCAGCTGTATTTCATTATTTAGATTATGAATCGATGAGAGGTCAAGATAATTTAAATGAACACGTAGACAAATATAAGAAAAGAGCTATCCTTATGGAAGGTGCTATGAAAAAATTCTTCGAAATGTTTGATAAAGGAATGACAGATGAAGAAGTTGTTTTAGATTATGCACAAAGAGGAACACAAATTCCAGAAATGTTTGTTAATAAAGCTAGAAAACAATATGAAGGATTAAAGAAAATGAAGTTAGAATTAGAAATGAGTGAAAAAGAATACAAAAACTCAGCAACTCAAATTGTAAATAATCCAGCAACAAACGAAATGGATGGTTCTACAACAATGGAAACTAAACAATTAGCTTCAGATTTATTTAATGAAGAAACTGAAATAGAGGAAAAACTTGACCCAGTAGGAAAAGAAGATGATGATATAGACAACGATGGTGATGTAGATAAAACAGATGATTATTTAAAAAATAAAAGAAAAGCTGTATCTAAAGCTATTGCAAATAAAAAGAAGTAATGAAACTACTTAGAGAACATATTAAAAAAGAAATTAAAAAGTTATATGAGGAATTAGGTATGAAAAAATACCCACTACCTGCAGAAATTAAAGTAGCTTTAGAAAGAGATCTTAAAATGAGACCTCTTATAAGATATGTTGATAATGTAAAAGCAGCAAATACAATTCCCCCATCATACACTATATTTTTACATAATGGACAATCTTTTGCTTTATATATTGAACAAACATCTCTTGTAGCTAAAATAGGACCTAAATCTTATTATTTAATGAATGGGGATGAAACAGCAGAAGCTATAAAAGAATTAAATAGGTTATTAACTCAACCAATTCCAAGTAGTGGAGAAGAAGATAGTGGAGAACAAGCAGGAGATTCAGGAGGAAGCACAAGCACAGGAAGTACAAGTACAGGAGGCGCTGACACAGAAATGGAACCTGAAGACACAGAAGACACAGAAGACACAGAAGACGAAGATCCAACAATATAATGGAATTAAAAGAAGCCTTAGGAGAAATATATAAAGCAGCAAAGGAACAATTTGATATTCAAAATACTCCTAAACTTCATCTAAAACAAGATGAAGAAAATGCTCAAGGCATCTTTGGTAGAACAGCATATTATGATCCTTCAAGTATGTCTATTGTACTTTATGTTACAAATAGACACGATAAAGACATTTGTAGATCATTTGCACATGAATTAATCCATCATGTTCAAAATGAAAGAGGTGATTTAGATTTAGGTGATGCATCTAGTCCAACATATGCTCAAGATGATCAACACATGAGAAAAATGGAAATGGAAGCATATTTAAAAGGAAATCTTCTCTTTAGAGATTGGGAAGATTTTATGAAAAATTATAGAAAAACAAATCAAAAATAAACGTTATGAGTATATTAGGAAAAATATTTAGTAGTGGAGCAGCCGACCTAGTAAAAGGTGTAGGCGGAGTTATAGATAATTTACACACATCTAAAGAAGAAAAATTAAACGCAGAAAGAAAAATTAAAGCTTTAATAAAAGAACATGAAGCTAAAATGGAACAAAATATAACTGATAGATGGTCAGCTGATATGAATAGTGATAGTTGGTTAAGTAAAAATGTAAGACCAATGATTCTTATATTTTTAGTTGTCTCTACAGTTCTTATGATATTTATTGATGCAGGAACTATTTCATTTGTTGTAGAAGATAAATGGACTGATTTACTGCAGTTAGTACTAATAACAGTAATTGGTGCCTATTTCGGTGGTAGGTCATTAGAAAAAACAAAAAAGAAATAATATGGCAGAATTTAAAATAATTTCATCATCAGTAGCTACATCCTATAGTGGAAGTATAAATAAAATCCTTGCTTTGGGTGAAGCAAATACAATTTCAGGAAGTATATTATCATCAATAAAGTTTGGTAATTATCCAGAAGATACTGGAGGAGCTCCTTTTACCCCAGTATCTAATATCACAGGTCCAATTACTATTCCAGCAGGTACTTATTTAAAAGGTCCTATAGGAGAGGTAAAAGTAGAATTAGGAGGTGTTTTAATTTATATAAATAACTAATGATAGATTACGTTACGTTAAATATTTTACTAATAAAAAAATAAAAAACATGAAAAGTTCAATTTGTAAAGTAATTTGTAAACTAACTTTAAATAAAGTATGTTTAGGATGGTGTAAACCAAAATGTTGCTAATAAACATTTAGTCCGATTCATAGCCGGACGATTTAAAAAATTTTAAGAAGGAGCTGTGGCCCAATCATTTGGTTGGG